CCAGCAGGTAGGGAACTTAGGACTCTCCCTCAGGTCAGTTGTTTAGGCTGGCCCGACCACCACCCTAAAGGGGTGATCTCCACCCAAGTTTCATGCTTGACGACTTGGGGCGTCCAGAACGCTCTAAGTGGTCACTCGTGACAATGGGTTTTACCCCATAGGTCGAAGATGGCAATGCCGCCAGGCTAAAACCATCTTCAACATAGTCGGGCTGACGCCAGGGAATTGAATCCCTTAAGAAAGCGTCAGAGTCCAACTTGAGCAAACACTTAAGTAGGGCACCAGTCCCCTCTAGATGATCTCTAGGGGGTTTGGCCTTCACCACATAGCCCTTGACAAGGGGGCTATGAAGGCTTGGGTGTACCTTCTGGGTTTCGAAGCCCAGAAAACTCACCCTGCCCAGTACAGAGGAGGTAGGCAAGACGACAGGGAAGTTTCCGTTAAGAATCTTCCTGCAAATGTCGTCGAGCCATTCACACGTCTTCCAGTAACCACTCAGATAGAGTTGATTACGAAGAGAGACGAGTGATTCCACCTCAGCAACGTCCTGCTGTCGTGTCGGAAACGCTTGCCGGACACGCGTTATAGAAACGTCGTGCCCATTAAAGTACTCCCGACCACAAGACTCTCTGAACTTGCCAGTCCAGAAAGACTTGCTCGTCCCTACTCGACTACCAAAATATTCGAGCATACGAACGACAGGGGTCACATGATCTACAGGAACGATTAGATCGTCCCCATAGACACGCACCGAATCGGAAAAACCATGAAGGTCCTTCCGACAAAGGGGCTTGTTGAGCGATCTCTGAATTCCCAAGAAGATCAATGTAGTGAATACCATTGCTTCCACGGGAAAGCAAAGTGCTGAACCCATCGACGCGTACTTGGCCAAACGGATAACTCCGTGACCAGGTACGACGGCCCGTCTAGAGCGTGTCGCATCGACAGCCTCAAACAAATGAGGATACCGACGAAACATGCTGCGGACGAGCTGATTGGAGACTCTATCGGAAGCGTCACTCAAATCGAGTGTCGCGGTTCGCTGATCAAGCGAACCTCGTCGAGCCATTTCCTGATTAGGGATTTGGTCATCGAATCCGATAACCTTCACAAGGAAGTCATCCTTGTAGAAGTGCTCGAGGAAACTGCGTAGAATCCCCTGCTGCATGAACTGCATGCAGGTAGGTTCCATAGCAATCACTCGAGGAGTCTTCAACGTTTTAGGAACTAGGACAACCTTTACAGGTGTCTCAGAACCAGGTTCGTCGAAGTCAACTTCTTCCAATTCAGAGTAGAAACTCCAGTTAGGGAGAAGGTGCTCACCAGCTGTCATTCCGGCAGCCTCGAGCCGAGTGGTCCAGTGTTGCAGACGAAACTTACTGTTTCCAGTGAGTCCATCGGCGGTTGATCCTGGACCATGCTTGGGGATGATCCTCCCATAATAGATATCTCTATCTATCTTGGAGAAAACATCACCGAATAGCAAGTTTGACATATGTTCAAAATCGAGGAGATCTCTCTCCTCAATAGAACGGTCAAACTCTCGAACTTCGAGCTCACACTCGATGTACTTCTGTATTGCCCTTTTCTGCCTTGCTGGGGAGCAAGGCAGAAGAATCTTGCCAAACATCAGCGTTAGCTGACGAATGGCTCGAATAGAGTCAATACATGGTTCATCGAGCAACAAGCCACTATCCCGGTCGAACACACGACTGAAGAAACCTCCGAGAAATCGGGGGAGACTTCCCCCACGTTCAGTCAAGAACGCGGGGTGGTTAGTCACACGACCTTGGTCCAACCAGCTTTGGGCCGATTTTCCCAGGTCGGGTAGGGTTATCGTCAAAAACGATAGCCCCTCATGTTCGACACGAGCCATGACCGTATTAATGTCATGGCTGGCGCTAGTGCAGCATTGGCTAGCAGATTCCTCTGCTAACCTGGACCAGAGTGACATCAGCCTTTTCATTGACCCCCTTTAATAGAGGTAGCCAAATGCCTAGCCTGATGACACTTACTTCTAGCCTAATTCCAAGTTCCTAAGAGCTTGAAATAAGCTTCGTCCACCCGCCATGACAAGACCTCTTGGTCTTCGGCATGGACTCTACAGATGAACCTCAGATCAGCAGGAGTAAGACCATGCAGCTTTAAGTCGAGCAGACCTAAAAGCAAGCTATGGGCTACTTCCACTGTAACGCAACCGGGAATATAAGAAAAGGCATACCATCTTGCTAATGAAAGCGAAATGGACACCTCATCCATATCTCCGGAAAGCGAATCTGAGGCCAAAAGTAGATCTCCTTTGGGAGAGAGTGAAGGAAGTTGCTAGAAACCACGGAGTGACTCCTTTACAGGAGCCGACCTAGTCGAGTAGGCCACGATGTTAAACAAAGTGGTCTACAACGACATTGAAAAGCCGTTGAGCAGCACTGAAGAGGGCAAACACAAGAAGGAGAGTTTTATAACTCACCGTAATGTGAATGTCCAATCCAGTATGATCATCGGTTTCACGGCCATGAGGTAAATATCCCGTTGAGTGATCACTTTCGTGATCATCCTCAGGGGGATCTACCCCAAGCTCGCTACGACTCACCGCCAAGAAGTTTGACGATGAGCGCATCCGTGCTAGCAGTGAACAGGGTTTTGAAGCCCGTGTACACTGCCAGCGCTTCGGTATTCGTATAGCCGGCAGGCGGAAGGTCGAAGACGATGTAATTTGCCATCGAAACCTTCACGTTTTCTGACGTCTTATACGGATCCGGAGACAGCTTGGAATGGTCGATCCTCAGAACTCTGCGGGCCCTTCCCTGTTTGACGAGGGAATGGCCGACAGAGAGTCTGATCAATCCGTCAGCGCTAGTGTAGGCCGACTCGTCCCCTGACGAAAAAGTTCTCGGCAGGGGCGTAGTGGCCGCACTAATCGTGATAGATTGGGGGTCGGTAAATGCCACAGGCATCACTCCTAGGGCTCAGGTCTTGAGCCCCCTCAATTGGCGTTTGACGCATCACGTTCATCAACATTACCGCAACCTGGTTAAACCAAGCGCGGCAACGATGGACTTCTGAGTGTCCGAGAGGGCACTCATGGTGAGTCCGAACCCAAAGGGGTTAGCCCTGCGTCTTTTCTTCGTTTCAGAAACGAGAGAAATAGAAGCAGGTTGGCCCTCATAGCTACTTCCGTAGATATATGGGGAGCCAACGTATGTGTACGTATCACGAGCAATTGAATGCTCCATGATGTATCCATACTGCATAACAAGGCCTTGATCGGACCAAGTAGAGGCGTTATAAATAACGTTCCCTACATTGGAAAACCAATCTACAGCCCAGCTCCACGGAGCAAGTTCCCAAAGTGTGTCAATGGAAAGCTCGAGGCCAAGAAGTCTCCTGGCCACTTGCCAATCCGATGCATAAGGTGTATATATCTCCTGCAAAACTGTATGCGGGAGATGGTACACAAAAGCACCGGAGAACCAACGACGCACAGACGTCTCGCGACGTCGGATAACTTGCGACGTACGTGTCACATCAAAGTTAATCATATCGCCACCAAGACCTCTCCCACCCGGGAAGGCCTGGTTGCGAACGACTGACTCTGATGATGACACTTCTGGTGGAAAACTATACCTACGCCTCACCACATTACCATGATCACGGACGTACTGATTAATCAGCTTGTCCATTTTCTTGACTGTCTTTACGAAGTCAGAAATATCATTGATAAGTGGTGAAATACCGTATTGGTAATTCAGGAACTCGGATCCGGGAGAGCGAAGCTGCTCCCGAATATCCTTGGTCCTGGTTGCCCAGGATTCCTTCCCAATCATCTTGGGAAGGCCCTCACGGTACAACTCTAGCAAAGCTGTCGCTAGAGAAGCGGTAGGCTTGGTGGGAGCACACCTGGCAATAGCCGTAGCTCCCCAAGCATTGAGCGCAGCATCACTGCTGTGCGCAAAGTTAGGGAACGGCATTGTCTCAGGAGTCTGCGCATCCTGCAGTATAAGTGGACCTTTATAGGTACCACGATATACTGAACTGGAGTCGTAGTTCCTCCACCCGGATACCACACGATGAATCCGTTGATCGGATATTGTCGCGTAGCGTTTCTGGGTGAAGAAGTCTCCACCAACGTCCCCGTCAGGGCGATCTAAAGATCGCCATTCCGGGTGGTTTTCGGACTCAGTTTCCTGAGTCCCTTGAAACCATGGCGGCGAGAAAGCAGGCTGAGATCGATTTAGATGTACGGGATCAGGATAACGAAACCGAAGTTTGTTATCCCATAACTCGTACGTCGTCGATCCGCCAGGAAAGCCCGCAAAGGGCAATCCTCGTTTGCGTTTCACCGCCAATGAGCACCAGAGCTCCTTCTGGTCCGAGAGGTTTGTTCCTCTCAATGCATCCTGCTACACTTTCCTCCCCCCAGAAAGGGGAAGTTATATGTGTAGCAAGAAGGATGAACTGCACTGCGCCGGGGCCCCTTACGGGGC